GGATGGCAAGCAGGCTGATTTGAGCAAGAACGACCTTCAGCGCCGCAACAGCATAGCCAAACTTTTGGCAGATTGGGGTCTGATCGTCATCATTGATCCCGATAAATATATGGATCAGGCACCACTAAGTCAGATCAAAATTTTGAACTATGATGAGAAGAATCAGTGGAACCTGCAGGCTAAATATAATATCGGTAAAAAACGTGGATATAAGGAGCAAGCGTGATTAAACTTGAATTGACCATTGATGAGACCAATGCTATTTTATTTGCATTGGCTAAACAGCCCTATGATACTGTGGCACAACTGATCGACAAAATTCGTGATCAGGCACTGCCTCAGGTACCCGAAGACCAACGCAATGACAATCGCGAAGAAATGAAACAACGTCTTGCTGAAATCGCAGAAGACGCAGAATAATTTCCCACGGGATGGGACGTACTGCAGGCAGCTTACCAGCGGCCTGACCGGACAGAACGTTAGACTGTCGCCGTAATCGTACACGGCAACCGCTGCGCCGCAAGGGCAGCAATTTTATAACTCGCTTAACAAGGAGAAGTATATGCTATCAGCATACAACGCCATGGTTGACTCTGTAAAAGACGTCAAATCCAACTTCGTCAAGAACTTTGTTTCCAACGACGAACTCAAAAAACCTCTGGATACCTATATCAATGCACAGGCAGCCTTTGCCAAGCACATGGGACATGAAGTCTACTCATTCATGACCACAGTTGGCAATGCCATGCACAATTTTGACGCCAAAAAAGCCTGGGCAACCAAGTAATCGGAGGACATCATGATCACAACAAGACCATTTAAACTTAATACTGAACTACACCCTGAAGAAATGTTCAAGGGCATTGACAAATTCTTTGTTGGTTTTGAAGAACAGTTCAATCGTCTGGCCAAGCTACACGATGATGTGACCAAGGATATTCCCAACTATCCTCCCTACAATATTCGCAAGACCGGTGAGAACACCTATGTCATTGAAATGGCTGTGGCAGGCTTTGCTCGTCAGGACATCGAAATTGAATTCGTGGATGACAAGCTCGTAGTGCGTGGCAACACCAAAGAAGACAACAATGCCGACTATGTCTTCAAAGGTATCGCCAATCGTGCGTTTACTCGCACATTCGCACTCAACGATCAGATTGAGATTCAGGATGCAGCCTTGTTCAACGGCATGCTGCAGATTGCTCTGGAACGCATCATTCCCGAGCACAAGAAGCCCAAGAAGATCGAAGTCAAGGAAGGCAACAGCAAAAGTAAGAAACAGCTGCTGACCGAAGACAAAAAAGAACAGATTGAAACCAGTCTGTAATTAATCCGCGGCGGGGCAACCCGCCGCTTCTGGAGACATCATGGAAATTAAATTATTGCGTCTGATCACAGGCGAAGATGTGCTGGCCGAGATTGTAGATCATGGCGACATTGCATACCATATTCGTAACCCGCTGATTGTGTTTATTCGCCCAACCGAGACTGGTGTACCCAGTGTGGGCCTGAGTCAGTGGATTCCCTACAGCGCCGACAAAGAGTTTTTCATCAAGCTCGACCGCGTAGTAGTGGAAAGCAACCCTGCCGAGGATCTGAGAACTCAGTATGATCGAGTGTTCGGAGCCGGCATCATCATGCCGTCAGCTAAGCTAACTGCTTGATTTCATTGAAGTATTTCGGGGCTTGACAGACCCTGGCAAAGGTGCTATAATCACTGTATGCTGAATAATATATTGAAATGGACTGCGCTGGTCTGCACGATTGCTGGAGCTCTATGCACCAGCTTTCGCATCGATCCCATGAACATCTATCTGTGTAATGCTGGTAGCCTGCTGTATCTGCTCTGGGCAGTGCGCATACGCGAACTCAACCTGGTGATAGTCAATGCAGGACTGCTGGCCATATACATGACAGGTTTTTGGTACACATTTAGGTGAAATATTTTTTAAATTTACCGTTTTTGCTTGACAAGAATAGATATATACTATATCATAGCAGTAATTAATCAAGGAGCCATTGTGCAACACCCGATATCCTCATCGCTGAAGAACAGTATTCATGGATGCGCCATGCAGCCAGAGTACCGCTTTGGCTCAACATGGGATAATGCATCAACGGGGTCTTGACAACTTAGTAACAGTTAACTAAACCAAGACCCCGAGACCCAAAAGGCTCGGGGTTTTCGTTTATGTAATTGGAGGTTGATGCAGCGGGGATGGTCCTGCGACTGGCCTTGAAAACCAGGTTCTGCGAAAGCGGATGGGGTTCGACTCCTCCGGCCTCCGCCAAATAACCCTGCATGACGTAGGGGTATTAGAAAAAAAGCTTGACGACGATCGTCAAGGTGCTACAATAGAGTTTCATGTAGCAGTTGTTCATTAAAAATTTGCAGGTTTTATGCACCGTTCGTCTATCGGTTAGGACAGCGCCCTTTCAAGGCGTAAAGACCAGTTCGATTCTGGTACGGTGTACCAATGCGGGCATAGCTCAGTCGGTAGAGCAGCGGACTTTTAATCCGTGTGTCGTGGGTTCGATCCCCTCTGCCCGTACCATATTGAAGCACATTACTAAGAGTCCGAGATGTATGGCATAGTGTGCTTCAATATGGTAACCCAACTAACTGTGATACCAGCACGACATGCTGGGTAGCGGTTATCATAACCAGAGTGGGATGACAGAATGGTAATGTCGCAGTCTGCAAAACTGTTGTTCGTGGGTTCGATTCCCACTCCCACTTCCAAGGGTGCTTAGTCCCGTAATGGTATCGGGGGCGGACTGTAAATCCGTTGTCTAGGCCTTCTCTGTTCGAATCGGAGAGCACCCACCAGTTTCGGGCCAGTAGCTCATCTGGGAGAGCGTCTGCTTTGCACGCAGAGGGTGGCGGGTTCAAGTCCTGTCTGGTCCACCAAAATAGATTGACTTCTAGCATCAAGGTGCTAGAATGAAGAATCCGGTTACCACTTTCCTGAAAGTGGCGTATGGTAAACGAAAGAGTCCCGGTGGCTATGGCACCGTTAGCGAGACATAGACTCTGCATTACGATGCGGTGTCTCCGGTGTTTCAGACGACATAGCAGCGTGGACACTACGCAGCAATCGCTATTAGTGTTCGGACAGGGCAACAACTCAGTCAGGGGCGATCCGTGGAAAGACGTAGCCTGACACCTTAGATGAAGTCGTTGCAAGCCCTGGGCTTGATCATGCCTGAGTAACTATGTACACAGACGGTAAGTCCGGCCGGCCATTCCGTTGAGCATAGCAAATAGTGCAGCGGCTTCATCTAAGGTGCCAAAGTGTTCAAGGACGCACGACGGCCTGTCACGCCGTAAGAAGGGGATCGTTACCCCTTGGCACCGCCAAAGGAGAAGCATGGAGATACAGACAGCGACCTATTATGGTGTGCATGGAGACCTTCGCACCATAGAAAAAAGAACAACCTTTGACTATGACAAAGGCAATGATGTTACTCAGGTTGAACGTTATAGCTATGCAGTAACACTATATACTACACAGGGTGTGCTGAAAGACCATGCCAAGGGCATGAATGTGGATCAGTTAGCCTAGCGGCACCAGTAGCTCAATGGTAGAGCAATCGATTGATAATCGATAGACCTAAGGTTCGATTCCTTTCTGGTGCACCAATTGCGGGTTGGGGAAGTGGTCATCCCGTCGGCCTCATAAGCCGAAGATCCTTGGTTCGAATCCAAGACACCGCAACCAGATTTTGGAAACGTGGCTGAGTGGCCGAAGGCAGCGGTTTGCTAAACCGTCGATTGACGAAAGTCGGTCCGTGGGTTCGAATCCCACCGTTTCCACCAGTATTTGCGCCGGTGACGGAATTGGTATACGTGCTGGTCTTAGAAACCAGATTTTAGGAGTTCGACTCTCCTCTGGCGCACCATAAATAGTGGCATGAAGGACCTGTTAAAAATCCTGCCACAGATACTGAACCTCATGCCTGGCATAGTTCAGTATATCAAATACATACCCATACTGCTGATCTTGGCAGGTGTGGGTTATGGAGCGTACTATTACTTTTTGAACTATAAAGATCCCTATGTCTGCATAGATAACCAG